CTGGTGCAGCGCTGAAGCCTGACAGTTTTGTTTCTTCTTCGAACGAACGCTCAGAGGTCTCAGTATCGTAGATCTCTTTGTGTTGTTCACCATAAGTTGCATACTCAAGACCGAACAATGCGTTCAAGCCAGGGAGCAACTCTTTCAGTAGTTGTGCGCGTGAAATAGCCATTTATATGCTCCTTAAGCTGCTGTTGCGACAGGGGTTGCACTGTAATAGGTATGTACGCCAAAGTTGAACTTGACGATTACCTCAGTGAAAGATCCAGACGCATTAACAGTCTCTGGTACACCCGCAATAATACGGAATGGAAGAGTGGTTGTTGAATCGCTGGTGCTGTTTAAAACACCCATATTTGAATCACCAGATGTTGTTGAACCAGCAGTAGTCAGAATTGATACGTTGTTGCCAACATCAGTCTGAGTTAAACCACCAATGGTGGTGCTGTTCGACAATACTGCTACTTTAAAAAGTCCATCTGGGTCGTCAGCTACGAACGCAGTAATATCCGAAGCAGTAATAGCGCCTGGATAGAATTGCTGTTGTAACAACTGTTTGGTAGTTGGGTTTGTGAACTGACAGCCCATAAAAATACCAACAGCATCGGTTGCAGTAGTTGTGGTTGAAACACGGCTCAAAGTACCACCTGTATTCAGACGTACAACGTCACCAAAGAAAATGGCAGTTGTAGAACCTGAAGCGATGGGAATTGAACGAGTTTGACCAGCAAATACCTGACCACCGATCAAATTGATCGGTCTGAACCCATAGGGTCCGTCTACGGTAGGATAAGCCATTTAAAACTCCTAAATTAAAAAATTAACCTTTTCCAAAAGTCACCGTGGATTTCTTCTCATTAAAGAGAGGCATCCTTGGATCATTCTGGCGCATTAAGCTATTGTCTACAGCGTCCATTTGACTTTCTGCTTGAATTCGGTAATGTTTATTACGTTGTTCAACAAAATCTTCTGGAGTTTTGCAAAGCAATAACCCGCCAATCTCAATGTTGTCCTTAAAACGACTATTGGGATCAACTAGCAGTTGAAATTTCGGCTGTTCCTCAAGTGCTACTGGTTCCCATCCCTCCCTTAGTTTTCCAGAGAGATTGCGTGGATCCAATTGATTCAAAGTCGAAACCCTAATCCATCGATACGAATACCCAGCCTGTTTATCAGGCTCAGGAAGCAATTCTGCTGGCGCCCACTGCTTAGGACGTTCGCTTGTTGCTCGTGTATCTACTTCACGTTGTAATCTAGTGTTTGCCATTTTAAGACTCCATTTTTAAAAGTTCACGGGCGTATTGCTCAGGCGTTAGTCCTAACTTCTTCGCTATAGATAATTGGGATGTATTCAATCTTATCTTCTTTGAAGAGGTACTTCTACTCGCAGGAGCAACAACTGTACTCGGTTTTACCCGATCAGTCGGTTTAGTGTCATCTACCACGTCCTGAAAATTCTCAGGGAACCTTTTACGCATTGTGTCATCTATGCGTCTGTAATACTCATCAGTCGTAGCGTAAGCCATACCGTTTTCTTTTACTAGCTTTTCATGTAAGCCTAAAGCTAGACTGGTCATTTCGTCATCCTGACCAAACCAAGAATTACGTTCTTGCCAAGCAGTTGCTTTTGCATCACGAGTCGGCTCTTGATACGTCTGTTGTGGTATTTTTACTTCATTTTCTCTTTCTTGTAAAGAGGTACGTTGATTTATATTTTCAGCGTAGTTTGAAGCTTTCTCTACTTTCATCTTAGCGGACGTCATTTTTTCCTGAGCGTCTACTAGTTTTTCAGAGTCTCCAGCCTCATACGCCTCCCTATATTCCCGCTTTGCCATTTCTAATTCACGCTGGGCGGAGTCTTTAAAGGAGTCAACGGCTACCTTTTCACTGGTATTGACCTTGCCTTTTAGGGCTTTGTTTTCTTCGTAAAGCTTTTGGGCTAAAGCAACGGCTTCTTGCTGTTCTCGCAAGGCTTTTTCTTTTTCCCGCCTTTCATCGTGATAAACACGTCTAAATTGAGCTAGTTTTTCCTTAGCCTCGCTGGAATACTCGTCCAGTTCGTCTCGATCAAGCTGCTCTACGGTTTCTTTGGGGAGGGGTTCTTTATCTTTATCGACTTCTGGGATGTCATCTTCAATTTCAATTTGAACCTGCTCTGCGTCTACTTCGTGTGGGAACTTATACTCGGTGTTTTCCATATTTGCTCCTATTTACGTTTAATACCACGGGGGTCGTCTACTACCGCTTCCACTGAATCATCATTAATAATGCGGAATTCCCGCCCATGAATGACTAATCTAGTACCAGCATTTGGTCTTACAAGGATAAAATCGCCCTTTTTACACCAAGCACCATTTGGAAAGCGGGCTGGATCTTTGTAGCAATCTGGTCCTAAATCCACAACGAACAATACGGTTGTCAACAATTCGTCATATCTTAGGGTCTCATCTGCCTTAAGAATCCCGCCATCATGCTCCTTTTCCACCTCTGGAATGGCACATAGTATTCTGTACCCCGAAGGTTTAGGGAGTTGTGTAGCTTTTTCTTCGTTTGACTTATTTAGCAGCTGTGTCAGATCCACTGCCCTGTCTAAGTCTAGAGTTTCACTCATTCATTCTCTCCATTTTGTCTTTGAGGTCTAATATGTAACCTTTTGCGACTAGCAGACCTCGAATCTCCCCGCAAACTCGTTGATACTGTATGTGATCCATGTTTCCGACCACTACAGCATTCTTTAATTGGTCAGCTTTGTCATCTATCTGACCCATTAAAACGTCTAATTCCGTCATTTACTGCCTCCTAAGTCTCTGGATTTGGCAATATCAATGCCCATTCTGGTAGCTTCCATTTCATTTTGACGGTCTAGCTTGTCTTTATCGGCAGCCATCTTGATTCCTGCCTTCTGACCCTCGATTTCTACCTGAGCAGCAATCCGTTCCCGCTCAACACTGATCTGCTCTTGCTTGAGTTGGACGTCCGCCTGATCTTTCTGAGCTTTTCTCTGTACGTCTTGCGCTCTGATCTGGAGTTCTTGCTGTTGCATTTGGATAATTGGATCCTGAGCCTGTTGCTGGGCTTGTTGTTGAGCCGCCTGAGCTTGATTTTGCTGGAGAAGTTGGGCAGAAGCCTGAGCCACCAGTCTAGAAAGCTGAACTTCGTACTCCTCTGGGATGGTTTCGTCATCATCTTTAAGGTATGGAAGGGGAGCGCCAAGCTGTTGTTCAATCATCTGGCGGTATTTAAAGCCAAAATGCTCGGCTATATGGGCGTTTAAAGCAGCAGCCATCAATTGAGCCTGTGGATTCTGTCCAATGACCTGAGCCGTTAGAGGATCTTTCATAAAATTGGTGTGAGCAATGATATGAGACTCGTGATCTTGGTAAATAAAGGCTTTTAAAGGCTTGTTGGTTAAGACATCCATGTTCTCCGTGATGGGATCCTTGGGCTTTTGGTCGTCCTGTAAGGGAATAAGCTTCTGAGCGTTGCGAATTCCCAACACATCTAGCATTTGACGGTGTAGTTGCGGTAGGTTGTAGATCTGAGGCGCATTTTGAGCCAGTTGGAGTACTGCTTGGTACTGTACGATCTTCTGCGCCATCGTTGCCGCATTAGGATCAGAGACTGGAATGACCGAAACCATATCGTAGTCACTCTTCTTCGCCTTGCGGCTGCCCTCTTCAGGCTCATAGTTGTACTCTTCAGGCGTGTAGTCACGAATAATATCCTTTAAAAGACCTAATTCCTGTTTCATGGAGTAGTGAATACGGGCTTGTACCGCACTCATTACTTTGAGAGTCCGCTCCAGAATCGCCAAAGTCGTGCCGACTGGAGCGTTGGCAGACATATCCGCCACTTTCATATCGCCAGCAGAAGCGAATCTGCGACCTTCTTCTACGATTGTCCCTAGAAGGGAATACAAGACTTGGCTGGGTTCCTTATAAGGAAGAGTCATTAAGTTGTCCTTAATGGCTCCCGAAGGAACGTCTACGTCTCTAAACTCACCTGGACTTATTGGGGTGTCGTCCCCTTTAACTCGCAATCCACGGGTCTTAAAGCCACCTGGCAGATTCGAGAGGGTTCCAGCATCGACAAGTTGTCGGATAAGAGAAGTACCAGACTTAGCAAAAGCACCGACAAGGTGGATAAGCCCAAAACAATAAAAGCCAAAGCCTGGCACGTATCCATAATGGACGAAATGATTCCGCTTTTGTTTGGTTTCATCTTCGGGTCTCCAGTTTCTGCGGATTGACAGGACTTTCTGAGTCCCTTTTTCAATCGTTATAACATACGGCAGGGCGATGCCAGTCTCTTTTCCGTCTTCCTTGTCTTCGTAACCAGGCAGGTCTAGGTCTACGTGCATCTCTAAAAGTTTGTAGCGGTCGTCTGAAGTAGCTCTAAAACCCATTTTCTCGGCAATTTTCTTCTCGACTTCATCTAAAGCTCCGCTAGGCTCTTGAAGTTCTACGTCTCGGTAAAAGCCAGCAAACTGAAGTCTCTTGACTTCGTTCTCGGTCTTACGCATCACATGGGTGACACGAGGGGACGACTGAAGACTAGAGGCTCCATACGGCACTACGATGTCTTCAGCGGGGATAAACATCGAGACTTGACGATCTAGTGCTGGATCAAAATAAACCTTCTTAAAGGCGTTTCCTGCCAGTCCTAGACCCCAGATCATTCTTTCATGCTCTGGTCGGTATTCGACCATAACGTCCGTTAATTGGTAGTTCATATCGTCCTGAACCCGCTGGGCAGCGTCTTTCTTCTCAGGAGTCTCTTTCCCTACCATTACGGTCTTGACAGGACCTGCCGCAGGGAAGGTTTCCATAATGGTTTCAGATTGAAACTTGACAAGGGCTTCGGAGAGGAGGGGATGATAGACGCCACAGGCTCCTTCCCACGGTTCTGTCCGCTCTTCAATCTTCATTCCTAAAAGCTCTAGACCGTCTACATAGGTCTGGATCCAGTCTTTTCTGGCACTAATGTCGTCTTCAAAATCGCCTATTAGGTCGCCAGCTATTTCTGTTAGTTCGCCCTCGCTCATGTATTCGGCAAGGTTGGCATCGAAGTCTTCGGCTGTTTCTGCCGCTGGTTCGATTTCAATTTCTAACCCGTCAATACCGATAGTCACTGATTCAGGGTCTACAATCTCAATCTCGATGGGTTCTTCAACAATAGAATCCAATCCGACAGGGGCTTGGTATAGACTTTTTTCAATTGACATAGCGTGTCCTTAGTAATACGCCACTTTTTTGCGTGGCATAAATTGATCTTCCTCATCCGAGTTTAAACGGATAAATCCTCCCTGACGAAATCTTAACAAGGCTTGACTGGTGGAGTCCACAAGGTCGTCATGCTCGCCATTGGGAAAAGAAGCACATTCCTCCATCACCTCTTCCGCCCAACGCTTGTTAGGACACCAGACAAAACCTGAAGCAAACAGATCAGATATAGCGTTTACACGGGCTATCTTATCAGAGCCTTTGCTTGGTGTATATTCCTGTAATGGTATTCCCATCCTACGCATCTCATAGATGAGGGGCGCTCCTGCCGCCTTTTTCTCCACGATCAAAGCGTCTGGCGTCCAATCCTTGTAAAGCTCTTGTGCTTTTTTCTTCAGTTCAGGGAACTCTAGACGGTCTTTAAATGCGTCCAAAAGGATGATGTGGGTCGTGTCATAGCCATTGGAGTCCGTTTTATAGAAGACTCCCCATGTTGTACAGGCGGAGTAGTCCGCCCTGTTGTTTTTTTCAAAAGCGGTATCCCAAGACTGGATAATGAACTCACAGACTGGCGGTTCGTCCTTCTCCCAGATCTGCCACATCTCCCGTTTAATGATGGCTCCTTCTTCGGAGGTTGGGTTCTGCTGGTACTGGGCTTCCCATTTACTGACAGGGATCTCATTTTTGATTGCTTCTAGTTCTTTTTTGCTCCAGAACTCGCTCCATAAAGGTTTTCCTGAGGGCATGAGGGCAGGAAACTCGATCTGCTCCCAGTCGTCTCCCTCTCGTTTGATGGAGTTATTAAGGATTTGTCCCGTTAAGTCCCGCTTAGACCAGCGGGTCATCACAATAATGATGGATCCGCCAGGCTGTAGACGTTGACGAGGACCAGAGGAATACCATTCGTAGACCCTGTCAAAGACCGCAGGATTGCCTTGCATCGCCTCCTGCTCGGAATGGGGGTCATCAATGATGAGGACATCCGCACCCTTACCCGTAACAGCACCGCCAACACCGATAGCGAAGTAATCACCGCCTTTGTTAGTATTCCATCTTCCTGCCGCCTTACTGTCTGAGGATAGTTTCGTAGGAAAGAGGGCTTGATAGTCTGGAGTCGCTACAAGGTTACGCACCTTACGACCAAAGTTTGTCGCCAATTCTGCTGTATGGGCAGTCTGAATGATTTTCTTATGAGGAAACTTCCCTAGATACCAAGCGGGAAACAGATAGGAAGCAAACTCCGACTTGGTATGGCGGGGAGGCATATTGATGATCAGTCGTTTTAAAGACCCATTAGCGACTCGTTCAAAGGCGTCCGCCATGTCTTTGTGATGTTTTCCAGCAATAAAGGCAGACCACATCTCTTTGACAAAGGGCATGAAGTTTTGCCTGCATTTCTCCTTCTTGTCCTCTTCTAAAAGCTTTTTAATCTTAGGGATCTGAGGAGAGCCTTCGGGCAGGTGATCCAATAGATTACGATATTTCCTAATTTCTTCTTCAGTAAGAATCACAGGGAAGTCATCTTTTGAATGGTTTTATCAATAGGCTCAACAGACCTAACCTTGTGGGGGTCAAGCTTTAAGAAACCCATGTCTTTTAGTCTATGGACTAGTCTATGGATATTGGCTTTACTCTTCAGATTCAATCCTGTGGCTATGTCTACATAACTAGGGGAAAACCCTTTGACCTTGATGAAGTCCTCAATGTACCGTAGTACTTCCATCTGCCTCTCAGTCATCGTTCGCTCCGCTCACTCTGATACGCCACTTTGTGGCTTCTCAATCATTTCTAAAAAAACGGGAGTGGACTCGCCTACGTAGGCTCCTAGCATATTGTAGGAATAGTACTCCCATGCCTCTTCTTCTGTCATATCTTTCATAAGGATCTCTATGACCTTATGGGTGTCATAGCAGATAGCCTGAAGACCTACTCGTTGTACGACACCTACAATGGCGGAATCAAAGCCGTCCATCTTCAGTAGGTCTGGATACTCTTCAATCATTTCAGTTTCTCCACTGCCTTCTTAAGACTCGCTATTGCTGCACTTAGATCTTCTTTTTCCCCGCCACGTAATTCAGCCTCTACCGCCATGAGACTCAATATCAAATTTTTTAACTTACTAACCACCAACTGATTTTTCAATATATACCCCGTATGAACAAATAGAAAACGTTCGGGGGGTAGTTTGCTATAGCGTTTAAACAATGTCAACTGGAAATTTATATAAGGGGGGGTATGTTTCACGTGAAACCTTCGGTTCATACGATCCTGAAGGATCTTCTGAAACAATAGAGAACGTTCGTATTGGTATATGAGTGTGATTGTATGTGTGGATCACAGTGTATAGACGTGTAGGACGCACGCAGGCAAACAGCGGGGGTGGGGAGCGGTGGGGTCGAGCATGGCACGTTTAAACAAGGGGCAGGCATCGAGCCAGTTCTCTACGCAAGACGTCAGTGCTTACGCTTGTTCGCATTCTCTAGCAGTGTCAGTGATGACTCCAGTTCTTTCTTCAATGCATCTACGTCAATCACCTCGTTGACCTGTTCCACCTTATCGCTGAACATTCCTACCGCCTTGCCCATTAGTTCCAGTGAGCGTAATCGCATACTGATCGGAATGTCCTTTCCCTCTGAGTGTTTCAGCAGTTCTGACATGATGTGACTACGTGCTATCCGCTCGTCTGTCAGGATCATTTCTCTCTTGGCTTGCCACATCGGCTCTAGAAGTAAAGTAACTCTAGGATCCCGCATTAGTTTGTTCGCATTGCTTGTGATTGTTGCGTGGCTTGAGTTCTCGCAGTTATACGACTTCATATAAGCAACGATAGGTGTATGTCCCTCCATGACATATCCCGCAAACATTGTTGCCCTTGGTGACAGTCTTTTGTCTCTGCCATTAGGTTCTACGCCATTCTCTGTCTTTACTCCATGAGGCTTACCATTCTTCTTTACCTTTATATGTTGCTCTTCTATTGCTTTCCTATAATCCCTTGGCTGATCGCCTTTGGCATTCATTCCCTCGCCTGTACTGATAGCATCGTTCTTATTTTCTGTGCTAATACTCAGACTGTTACTTACTGGTACGTTTTTAACCTGTTTCATTACTTACTTGCTCCACGTTTAAACTTCGATCACTGGCTCATATGATGAGCTTGTTCCATTCTGATGTCAATATCGTTTCCTGAGTGTTCTCTATTTCACCTGTCACTGGCTCACTGCATGAGCCTCTACTATCTCTATCAGTCATCAATACTTCACTACACATTTATTTGACTGTCGCACTTCGTGCTAAGGCTCACGTGATGAGCCACCCGATTTCTAAAATTGATCCCAGTTGTGACCGAGACCGCTCAGTACTGTATATCCATACATACGGTTTAAACCGCATTAGAGGGGTCTAGGAGACGTTAATGCTATTGTTGGAGCAAGTGGGTGTGCTAGTACGTGATCGTTCAATGGTGAGCCTCACCCTTATAGAACAAGGCTTGGCGGGGAGGGTTTTTTGGGTCTTGTATAAGACCTAAAACTGGGCGATAGATAGTCTTATATAGAGGGTAATACCTGAGTAAACTGTGGGGGATTAACAACATGATGCTAACACCTGTTTAAACATTCGTGCTAACATTCAGTCTGTTGTCGCAGTTGCAGTAAACGGTGAGAAACCACCGACACGTGCGAGCCGAGAGCGTGAATAAATAAATGCGGTGATCGATTCAAATTGCTTAATTGCCTATCGATCTAAAACAAAGGGCGAGACGTATCAAGTCTATAACTGTGCGGAAAAGGCTAGTAGCCACATGGTCTCTGACAGTAGTATTCGAAAACTGTTAGTGCGTGGTGAACGAGATGGCACCGAGACCGCTTTGACCCACGAGGTGATAGTCGTGGCGAGTGCTAGATCAGGTAGCGATACCTAGTTCTTTTGAGATTTAATCTCATTGGATTCAGACTAAACACCCACCTATCCTATCGGGGTTTGACTTGAGTCCAAGAGGATGCAATCTCGCATCTATTTCATGGGGGCTTTTATGAGTTCATTAGTACGCTATGTTGCAGAGCAAAATACGTGGAATGCCATCTTTGGCAAACCACCCTATGACCTGTCTGTTCCCGCTGATCGGGTTCGATTGGCACGTAGGATCGATGGCGAACTATCGCCTGAAAACCTGACCTGTGATGGCGAATTGCCTAGGTCTCAGGTTAGTCGTAAGTACAACCAACTAATCCGAGTCGCTGAGGAATTGCAGAGGCTCGATCCGAGTGTGCAGTTCTCGGAGGTTTAAGACCTATCCTTATGCCCTTTGGGGCATAGGGATGTGCCTTATAACTTTTAACAGGAGGGCTTATGCCTATCAGAAATTTTGTAGCGAAACACGCAAAGCGTTGCGGTGCGGGTAGTCATACCGCTCGTAAGTACAGTCGTAAAACTAAACACAAGGGGGTGGCAAATGGCTATTAATCGTGAAGAGTGGTTGAACGAGGCGGTATCAGAATTACGTGGCATTTTCGATGCCAATGGTTTTCCTATTCCCGCCAATGTCAGGGTGACCTGTGGCTTTCCAAGCAAACACGCACGTAGTCTGAATCGTGCTATTGGTGAGCATTGGTCTGACAGTGCATCGACAGATGCTACCCATGAGATCCTGATCTCGCCAGTGGTTGACGATCCCTTTGAAGTATTCGGGATTTTGGTTCACGAGTTGTCGCACTCTGCCACCGATGGTTGTGGTCATCGTGGGCGGTTCGTTGAGTGCATTCGTAAGGTGTGGCTTGAGGGTAAGCCTACATCCACTGTCATTGGCGAGACCTTTCGCCAAAATTTTGGCGGTCTGATCGAGGGCTTGGGTGCATACCCACATGGTCGTTTAAACGTTCAGGCTAACCGTAAGGTTCAGGGTACTCGGATGCTCAAGGCATCTTGCCCGCATTGCAATTACACCATCCGCTTGACCAGTAAATGGGCAAGCCTTGGTCTTCCAGTTTGCCCAGTTGATGGGCATCAGTTATCACTTTAATTTTTATAGGGGCTTAAATTGAACAATCTTAATATCGAAAAACAAGTACCACTCATCCCTCTCGCCCAGTTAAACACTGTGCTTGAGGCTAACGGTTTCCTACCCGCATCGCAAAAGGACAAGGCGGTAGCCATCAATCAGGTCATCCACCTAATCAATGCGGGTAAGGTCACTATCGATCAGGTCAAGTCTGCCAAACCATCGGTTTCGGTTGGCTTGCCCGCTGACGTTGCCCAACAGATCACCAAGGCACAGGCTCAGATCAATGAGAGCCTGTCCAAGGTTGAGGCAGTGCGTGAGGTTGCCAGTAAATCTCTTGATCGGTTGATGATTCAGTCTACCGCTATCGAAAAGAAGTTCGATGACCTAACTGCCCGTTTAAACGTCAAGGTGGATGCAATCGAAAAGCCTGATGCCAAATTGATTGCCGACACCCTACGTGCTGAGGTGTCCAAGCAGTTTGCTAAGTTCCGCAAGGCTACCCCAGTTGAGGTCATTGCTGAGGTTGCTCAGACCGTTGCAGTGACACGTAGGGTCAAGGTCAAGGACGTGTTCGATGGTGTCCTGTCCTACGAATACAATGGCGAGACGATTGACTTCTCCGAGTTGGAGATCGAGGTGTTCGATGACCCATCCGCTCCCGCTCGTGTCGCTGACTACGTGTTTGCACCACGTCACTTGCACCAAGCCTTGGTTGCACTGGACGATGCTCTGCCTGATAACACATGGCTTGCGGGTGAGCGTGGCACTGGCAAGACCGAGTTCGTTACCCAGTTAGCCTCACGTCTCGGACGTAGATTGTTTCGTGTGAATTTTGACGAGGCGATTGAGCGTGCTGACTTCATCGGTGCTAACAGTATCGAGAATGGCAGTGTCGTATGGAAAGCGGGTGTCATCACCCAAGCGATCCAGTACACAGGTGCTATCGTTTTAGTTGACGAGGTTGGCTTTGCCCGCCCGCAGTCAATTGCGATTCTGCATTCTCTCTGTGAGCGTAGCCCGCATCGTTCGATTGTGATCAGCGAGACAGGTCAACGCATTCCTGTTGCATCACACGTTGCATTTTTCTGTGCTGATAACAGTAACGGTCATGGCGATACGTCAGGTAACTTTGCGGGTGTGCGTGATCAAAACACTGCGTTCATTGATCGCTTTGGTTACACGCTCCGCTTTGAGTACTTGCCTGAGAATCAGGAGGTTGCACTGGTGTCCAGTCGCACTGGTTTAAACATCGATGCATCTACTGTGCTGATTCGCTTTGCCAATGTGGCACGTGAAAAAGCACGTGCGGGTGTACTGACTCAGCCACCTAGTCTTCGCCAGTTGTTTGCTTGGGCGAGAGCAGTGAGCAAGGGTGTGCCAGTTGGTATCGCCTTTGAGAATGCAATCATCAACAAGTTTCCCGCTGACTGCGAGGCTGAGTTGCGTGGTGTGTTCTCTGCGGTGATTGACGTTAACAATTTCAAATCTTTTTTGGGAGGTAAGTAATGCTTGCAATCAATGCTAAACGTGGTGTCGAATCCACACTAGAGCGTGTGTTCAAGAATGCGGGTGGTCGCTTTGATCGCCTTAACTTCGTGTGGTCAGGTACTACTGCGGGCATCATCTTTGAACGTGGTCAACATGGTGTCGATGCTAAGATCCTGTTCCCCGCAATCAACGAGGCATCCGACATTCCTCGTGCCAAGTTCAATAACCTAATCGGTTATGCCTTGCATGAGTTGGGTCATGCTTGGTTTACCGATAACGATCCTTGGGACGATGCTCGTAGAGAGCATGGCGGGTTCGTTGCTAACCTAATCAACGGTCTTGAAGATCCTCGCATCGAACTCAAGGTTATCGAATCAGGCTACGCACCAAACAGTCGTGCCTTGTTTGAAGACCTTACTAATTCAGTGCTTTCTAAGAATGGTTACGTTGAGGCAGACGATCTTAAAAACGTACCGTTCCTACTCGCCATCGAGGGTAGACGTTTAAACGGCTATCACATCAACGTGCCAAGCATTATCGATGATGCACCTTGGGCTAGTGATTTGCACTGGGCATTGGGTGAGGCACAGTTAGCCACCAACACTCAGCGTATCGCTGAGATTGCAATCGAGTTGTACAAGCGTTTGCAACAGGATGAAGAGGGTGGCGGTGGTAATGGTGACAAGCCTACCGACAAGCCTGAGCCTGACGATGGTGAAGAGCGTGAGGGTGGTGAAAAGGGTGAGGGTGGCACTCAGGGTGAAAAGCCTACCGACAAGGGTGACGATCAAGGTGACGATCAAGGCGGTGATGAGGGCGATGATCGGGGCAGTGATGAGGGTGGTAAGGATGGCGATAAGCCTACCGACAAACCCTCTGACAAACCATCCAAGGGTCGTGGCAAGTCTGACTTCGAGGGTGGTCGTGATCCTGAGCCATCTGATTTCATCGAGGGTGAGTTGGCTGATTCTGATGTACAGAGCGGTAGCGATATTCCTAATGTCGCTAAACCACAGTTTGCAAAATTTACTTGGAGGTAACATGATTCTTAACAAAGCAGAATGTGAGAGCAAGTTCTCTTACCTGTTCAATACTCAGCATGGCGGTCTAGGCGGTGTACGTGCAAACATCATTCGCCTACTTCGCTCGGTTGACTTGGTTGGTTGGTCAACACATGAAGAGAATGGTCGCTTAGATCGCAGAGCGTTTACACGCTTTGCCACTGGCAGTACATCAATCTTCAGCAGACGTCAGCACGTTGAGGCTACCAAGTCTGCGGTGTCTGTGCTGATCGATTGCTCAGGTTCGATGAATGATTATGGCGGTGAGCGTATCAAGACTGCACAGGAGATTGCAATTCAGTTGGGCAAGATCCTTGACAAGGCTGACGTATCGTTCAGTGTTACTGGATTCCGAGGCACTAGAGATGCCGATGGTTATACCTGTCGTGCTGAGTGGTCACGTGTCGTTACCGAGTACACACAATTCATTCCATTTAAAACATGGAAAGAGTCGCTATCGAAAGCATCCGCTAAGTTGGGTTCGATTGATCAGTGTGCGGATGGCGGTACACCTGACTACGCATCGCTCACGTTGGCACTGGAAGACCTGTCTCGTCAAGAAGAGCAACGTAAGATCCTCTTCCTCCTGACAGATGCCGATGGTTACGATGTTGATCGCATGAAGAAAGTACAGACCCTTGCCAACAAGTTAAACATCAAGGTCATTGCAATTGGTATCGGCAACACCAAGGTTGCGAAATGCTTTGATGTGGCAGAGAATGTAAAGGATGTCAGCGGTCTTGCATCAACATCCTTTAACAAGTTGCTCAAGGAGTTGCGTTAACACAGGGGGGTGACCCCCTGTTTTTAAATTGGAGGTAAAAATGAAACACGATCCGAACCAGTTCTCTTCGCTTATCAATAGCATTGGCAATGCGTGTGACAACAAAAATTTAAAATTGGTTGTTGATGCATTAGCGGTATCAATTGCAAATGTTGGTATTTGTAATGGCATTCCATATGAAGAATTTTTGCAAGACGTTTTAGAGACCATCACTTCGGTTTATGTCATCAACGATTTAAACCAACAAGCTGATGGGGAATCAATACATTAACCGTTTAAACAGGGGGCTTACATGAATAAAGTTTGTATGTTTTTAGAGCAAGAGTTGTATCCATTCAAGGTCGCACAGAATATTCGTACGTTCGGTTACAAGTATGCGTATTGGATTCTTCGGCACAAAGGTGCGACACGTTATCAAGCGTTACGTGCAATTTTCTTTGCAGTTTAACTGGAGGGGCTTACTATGGTTTGTAATACAGATTTGTTGGACGAATTTTGTGAAGATGAATTTGGTCATGCCGATTGGAAAATGGATTGGGATGCCAGTGGTAATTTCATCGTCACGTTTTTTAAAAATGCAAGACCTGAGTATTTAGCAGATCTTGAGAACGAGGAGGATGATGAATGAAACATTTCGTTGACCGCCTGTTTGACGTTGCTTTGTACTTAATGTTAATTGCGTTCGTTGCCAATTTAATACATGGTGCAGTGTGACAGTCGAACGTAAACCACCAGTAGCAAAAGTTGTACGCAGAGAACATCAACGTGAGGGCTACAAGAAATCTTCACGTTGGATGTTGTTTAAACAAATACTTGAACGTGAAATTAAGGAGCGCAAAAAATGAATACATTTAAAGTTGTGGCAGTGGATTCAAATGGTGCAGTTGAAACTGTTGGTCTTTGCAAAACGTTTGCAGATGCACAGGACTTGCAGTTTCGTTGTGAAGAGGGTGATGACAAGCATGACCCTTGTGTCTATCTCATCGAGGAGGCAGTCGATGTCTAAAAAGAAAACGCTTGAAGAGATTCAAAAAGAATTGGATCAGATGTATTACCACCTTGAAAAACTTTGCAAGTTAAGTTACACCGAGTGGTCTTTGGAAGAAAGAATGCGTCATGGTCGGTTACACGCAATGAAACAAAAACGTTTAAACGAAATGAAAGAGCATACACATGACTTATGAACAATTGAAAGACTTGGTTGGTGATGACAACGCAGTTAGGATTTATGACTACTTCGTTGGATTTACTGTTGACGATCTTGTGCAGTTGGTATTGGATGGCTATACACCTAGCCAATTAATTAATTTAGCAAAGGAGTTAAACGATGACTAATCCTGATCGTTGGTTACAAAGTTGTGCAGAAGATTACATGGATGAAGAGGGTGATCACGCAGAGATGCGTGACCAAGAACATTCGATGGTTTTGAAAGAGATCATCGGTGGGCAAATCACTCCTGACGAGTTTGAAATATTTGAGTTACTGTTTGATGATCAGTCAGACCTACTCAAAGCACTCGCTCGGAATGATGGAACTACCGTCCTTGCAATTTTACAAAAGCGGTTCGATGAGGGTGTCGAATCATTAATTGAATCTAGACTGGAGTATTAAATTGGATATCCAAACCCAAATGCGTTTTAATCATGCAACACTTGAAGTTGCTTTAGTTGAGTTTTTATTAAAAGAAAACAGAATTGAAAAGACAAAGGCTTTAAAGACTTTAAATAAAACCTTTGATACCTTAGTTGATATCAGAGATGCTAATCCTGACGATTCAATTCAAGATTACGTTGAGCGTGTGTTTGACCGTATCGCTGAACTAACCCATTAACATTAACCCCCTTTGACTTCGGTCATCGGGGGTTTTTTTTCGTCCTCAGATTCACCACTTATGATGCATTGAGCGTTTAAACGGGCAGTCATCTGCCAGAAGCAACCTGCATTCTGGCGTTTGCTGGTTTTGTTTAAACTTAGAATGCCTCTTGTTCAAAGTACGTACCTGTGACCTTGTCGTAACCCAAAGCAGTTTCCCCTTGAGTACCCACCCACCGATAGCGACACTTCCAAACCGCAATCTCTACGTTCTCCTTGGTGCGATGCACTGTGATCCCGCAGTCTGCCTTTGCCCACCATGCCATAGATCCTGATATAGCCATACCATCAGGACGTGGTAAATCCATCCCTGAGCGTGTTATTTTGCTTGGATGGGCTACGAACCATACATGAACCCCATAAGCCTTAGCAAACGCTTGTATGCGGGTCAACATCCCCGATATAAATTCTGTCTCTGCCTGACCGCCTTTGTTGTCGATGTAGTTGTAAGGATCGATAACAAGACCTCGGATTCCCATGCGAACCACCGCAACCTTTGCCCGCTCCAAGATTGATTCAATCGTGGCGGGTTCAACCCCCTCGGAATCCAAGAACAGGAAATGCTCTTCTACCCATTTAAATGCCTCGTCCTTCTCGTCCTGAGTCATTCGCTTTGTGCCATCAAAGAATCGCTTTTCCTTGTAGATCTCCATGAGGCGGGAGATATGAATCTCAGGCTGATTCTCAAACGAGCAGACCGCAAACTTCCAATCGTGATTCCTCCCCAAGTTGACCATCATTTGATCCACAAAGTTAGACTTACCGCATGAGGGGTATCCAGTTACGATAGTCAGTTGACCCTGAGCCACCGTATAGATTTCATCCACGTTGGAGTATCCAGTAGACAAGCCCTTCCCCGTCCCCTTCCCCCACAAGTCGTTTAAACGGTCAGCAAACTTGGAGGCTGAAGACAAACCCGCAACTGGGTACGGCTCTGCCTCCTCGATAATTTTTATGACCAGTTCCTTGCCCTCGGCAAGGTAAGCCTCATTTAAATCTTTGTATTTGAAATGAGAGATTCTGCATTTGTCTTTGCCAATCCTTCTCGCCAATTCCTCAGCCAAAGCCTGACCCGCAGTGTCGGTGTCGGTCGCTATCGTGACGTACGGCACTTTTCCAAGCACGTCAAACGCATTCCACACAAAAGAAAATTTCTTATCCTCCGAGGCATCCACCTTTCCATCCGAGACTTTCATCGGTGCGCCACTTGGCACAGAAAGCACGTTGGTCAAGCCACACTCAAGCAAAGTCAAGGCATCAATCTCGCCCTCAACAATGATTACTGGCTTGGTCGTATCGATATGGTCTATGCCGAAAAAGTCGCTTGCACCACCCACGTCTTGCGTAAAGTCCTTCGCCTCGATGCTCCGATACTTGGCAGACACGTAGACCCCGTTACGGAAATATGGGAAGCCGATTGCGTCTGTCTTCTTGTTTAAACGCTGAAAGTATTTTTCGGCAGGGAACAACTGCATCTTCTCTGCGGTGTTAGCAGAAATACCACGAGATTTTAAAAAGTCAAAATGCTTGTTTTCTAGTTTTGTTGTTTCTAAATTTCTAATGGGATGCACATTACTCTCCGAGTGTCTGTAAGATTTTGTTTTAAATGGAACCGCCCCGCTGATTTGGCAGTGTTGGCAGTAATAAACCAAAGCATCTTCCTTGCGGTCAATGTTTAGTTCTTTTAAATGAGATTTTTTTCTGTCCTGAGAACAATTTGGACAAACAGTACGTAGATGATTATCCACGTGCAATGAAGACACAAACTCCGCTACCGCATTCATATTTAAGCCCCTCTAAGTTTTACTTCTTTGGTTTGTTTATTTTAACAGTGTGATCGCTATTCCGTGTAAAAGATCGATTTGATTTTGGTGATTTCAATTTCAAATTTTTACTTGAGTTAGTGCCTCCTTTTGAGAGTGGAACGACATGATCAATGTCCTTCCCTTTTCTGTCTACCCCACGCTTATCCATGTCATACCTAGCCCTCGCCCTTGCATTTCGAGATGGTTGTTCATCTCTAGACTTTTGTTGGGTGTATTCCTTTTTATAAGGACGTGGTTTGTTAACGTATGGCATAAAAATAATCTTTTTCTATATATATATACATACTGCCCTCTTGGGGAGGGCAGACCTAGCCTAAACTGGTCTGCCTTCACAACCTATGCCCACATTGGTATCGGTTGACCCGAAAGACTTTTCGTGCAAGGGATTCTTTCTTCGCCATCCCTGTCTGATGTCTAATGCACTAACCGTAGTATCAGCAATACCGTTTCGTCCCTACCGTTTTTCATCGTCAAACGAAACAGGTTTCAATATTAAATTTATAAAAAATAAATTGCAAGGTGTTTTGATGCAAGTACGTGTAAATCCTAATCATGTGTTTAAACGAAATATTTATTCCTGGCTGAGGTGAGCTTTTCGCCTGGCTGCTTCGCTGCCAGTCGCTCGTTTAAACGGGCTAAGGTACTTAATGCCGAAAAAAAGGGGGAGTCGGATTCTCCCCCAAAGTTCACCTCACATGAACATCCATCCATTTTCTTTGAAAATTATGACAAAACAAGGAGAACGTTACTGTTTGACAAACATTTTTCAGATGGTGTAATATACCCATGTGTTCATGGACTAAGCCCCCTATACACAGACCAGTAGGTCGGAAAGCCACCCTAAAAAGGTGGCTTTTTTTATGCTAGTGCGGAAACTTCTATCTCACACCTAGGGTTCTCTTTATCCAAACCCCAATATATGTGTTTCTCTTTGACCTGTCGGTCATTCTTATATGCCACTTCCTGTAGCAAATCCAGTATTAAACTCTCATCCAAGTCAGGTCTACGTGATGCGTACCAAATGCGAATGGTTACCGCCACATCACATTCAAAAACTTCGCTGTCGGAAATAACGCATTGCTGTTTAAACGCTTTAGCATACGACAACGCTTTGGCGGACTTGATAAACATTGGCTTTCCACGCACGTAGACCATTTTCCGTGAGTTAGCTTTACTTGCGGGTTCACCAAATATTTTTAAAAATAGTGTTTGCATTTGTTAAATAGTTGTATTAGTATTTAGTCATAGGAGGGCTTAAATGAAGATCACAAACAAATTCAATGTACCAGAAACATTAGTTGCACTCGCCAGTAGAGATTACTACACCAAGGGTCAGTCAGACTACTCAGTCACAGAAATCATCTCCCCGCCTCGCATACAGAGGCTCAGACGCAAGCATTTTGAAGAGATAGAGCAAGATGTATCCGATATGCTTTGGATGCTCCTAGGCACTGCTCTACACGTTGTAGCCGAGCGTTCTGAGGTATCGGGTCACACCAATGAAGAACGTTTGTCAGCGGGCATCAATGGCATCATCCTGTCGGGGGCGATTGATCTCCAAAAGGACGAGGCAGATGGCATCACCATTACAGACTATAAGTTCACGTCCGCATGGGCATTGATGAACGACAAGCCTGAGTGGGAACAACAACAGAACATTTATAAGTACTTGGTGGAGCGGGTTAAGAAAAAGCCTGTCAAAGGCTTAAAGATCTGTGCCTTGATCCGAGATTGGTCTAGGCGGGATGCTCAGAACAAACCCGACTATCCACAAGCACCTATCCAAATAGTTGACATTCCAATGTGGACATTTGATCGTACCGAGGCTTTTATCAAGGAGCGAGTCGAGTTGCATCGGGATTCCAAGGTCAATGCTGATTGGGGCGAGGAATTGCCTTTATGCACTGAAGAAGAGCGTTGGGTTAGACAAACCACGTATGCGGTCAAAAAGGATGGTCGTAAGACTGCAATTCGTGTGTTTGATACACAAGACGAGGCAGATGCCTTGTTAAAAGAAATGCCTGAGAAAGACAAAGGTTTTATAGAGATCCGTAAAGGTGAGGCAGTACGTTGTACAGGAAATTATTGCGGAGTATCGCAATGGTGTAGTCAGTATCAAGCAACATTAAAAGAGGAACAAAATGAAAGTGTATAAAAAATTAAGCGATGCCCGCATCAAGTTACAAAGAACAGAGTTGACCAAGTCTGGTCACAATAAGTTTGCGGGTTACAAGTACTTTGAGTTGGGAGATTTTCTCCCCGCAGTACAGTCAATCTTCAATGAAGTAGGATTGATTGATGCTATTTCTTTTACCGAAGATCTGGCAACTATGGTGGTATATGACGTGGAAGATGGAAGTTCGGTTACCTTTACTTCCCCTATGGGTACTGCGAATCTCAAAGGTTGTCATGAGGTGCAAAATATTGGTGCGGTAGAAACGTATCAACGTAGGTACTTGTACGTTACTGCCCTGTCAATTGTTGAGCATGATGCATTGGATGCCGTAACAGGATCGCAACCAGTAGAAGTAAAGCCTGTTGAAGTTAAGGCAAAGCCCCAAGAGCCTGAGCAAAACTTAGATGCCCTTGCAGAAGTACTTATTACCTTTGGTGATACGTGCGAGAGCCTCAAGGAACTCAGCAGTTTTTGGAAAAAGAATCAGGCGGGCATCGATCAGATGAAGGTCAGCAATCCTGATTTGTTTAAACAAGTGCAGTCTGCATTTGCACAGTACAAATCTAAATTTAAGGAGTAGATCGTGGATTACAAAAAACCATACGAAGAAAAACCCAACACTGGGTCGTTCTTTGCCAACAAAACAAAAACCAACCCCAAAGCACCCGACTATCGTGGCAAGATTTTGCTTGACTTAAGCACCTACGACATTGTTGATGGCAAAATTGCCGTGGAGTTGGCGGGATGGAAGATGACTGCCAAGTCAGGTCTTAGTTACCTTCAATTAAAGGCACAAAAGCCAAGAGAAGAACAATCCAACAAACCAGTAAAACAGGAGATTCAAGATGACGATATCGAATTTTAAAAAACGTGGCAGACCATTAGGTTCTAAAAACAAAGCGAAGCGTGGCAGACCAGCGGCTAAAAAAGCTAACACGTTTAAACAGTTTGATGTAGAGAGCCGATCATTAGCCAAGATTGTTGAGTTAGAAAAGATTCGACAAAACTTACACAATGTAATCGACAACCTTGAGCATCAAGCCGTTCAGTACAAAGCCGTTATTAGTTATCTTGAGAACAAACTGGAGAACAGATGAACGCTCTTCAGTTTGAGGCAGTGAAAGTTGCTCTTAAACAAGATCGCACTGGGTTTGTTTTAACACTTAGTATCCACCCTGATGAAGCCCCCGAAGAATTATTGCGGGACTTTGTTGGGGCTAGATACGGTGTCGCAATGGTGCGTATCCAAGATAACGAAACTGCAACGCATTATGACAATCGATTAAAAAAAGCGGGTATGTTAGGTCGCAGTACGAAATTCCATCTGTGGTTAAAAAGAGCAAATGGTTTATCGATTGATGGAGAGGCTGATGCCGTAGAGGCAATCCATCAGATCTGTGGCATTCATTCCCGAACTGAACTCAATGGCAATAAAGATGCCCAAAAATTATTTGATGAAATGGTAGAAGATTATGACCGATGGATTGAAGAAACCGAGCCGTTTTAAAACAGTTGTTCCGCTAATGGTTTACCTTGATCCCAAAGAGCGTGATAGCGTAAAAGCTTTCTCCAAAAAAGAAAACATGAGCGTTAGTCAGTTATCAAGGGAAGCATTTCAGATGCGTATGTCTGACTCAAGCGATTTGTTTAATTCAGGATTCAATGCGGGTTTAAATGAGGCAATGAAAATTGTTAACAATTGTCAAGGTGCAACCATGATGTTCCCATCAGGCAAGTCGTTCGCAAGAGTGGTTTGTGATGACATTGAAAAATTCCTAAGAGATAAAAAATGACCAATCAAGATAGGGAGTATCTGCGTGATCTTATGGCTATGTTTGCTTTAAATGGAATTTTGTCTTGCAATTATGATGTTGGAGAAGAGCCAGCAGTATTGGCATATAAGTATGCAGATGAAATGATGGAGGCACGTAAACCACGTGCAGAAGGCATTGTTGCCATTAAAAGAAGGGTCAAACCAAAATGAATCAAATTCAATTTGGCGATTGCCGAACCATCATGGATCAGTGGATCTCCGAAGGGGTGAAGGTGCAGACGTGTGTCACCTCTCCCCCTTATTTTGGTCTACGAGACTATGGTACGTCTACATGGCTTGGAGGAGATGCCAGTTGCCAACACAAAGGTGTGCCAATTGGTAATAACCGAAACTTTATTAATGATGGCGGTAGGCTTGGCAACAACAAGGCTCTGTCTCATGGTGACTGTGTAAAGTGTGGTGCGGTTAGACAAGATAGCCAAATAGGACTAGAGCAAACAGTTGGCGACTACGTGGCGGCTATCGTTGGGGTGTTTAAACGAGTTAAGGATCTGCTGGCGGATGACGGGACGCTGTGGCTAAATCTTGGGGATAGTTACTACAATTATCGTGGTGGGAAGGGGCAGTCTTTGGTTAAACAAACTGTCTCCAATAACCTCCAAGACTTACCGCAAGTCTGTGCTAGGCGGGGAAACAAGCAAGAAGGTCTAAAGGAAAAAGACCTCATAGGCATCCCTTGGCGGGTCGCCTTTGCCTTACAGGAGGATGGTTGGTATCTACGTCAGGACATCATTTGGCACAAGCCTAATCCTATGCCTGAGTCAGTCAAAGATCGATGCACGAAGAGCCACGAATACATCTTTTTATTAACCAAGAACCCCAAGTATTACTTTGACAACGAAGCTATCAAGGAGCCTGTTAAAGAAGATTGGGGTACGAGGGATAGGACAGATGGCAAATACCATAACGAAGGATCAGGACTTAGTCCCCATTCGGGACTAGAGAAGTCTTACGAAATGGCTAATAAACGGTCTGTATGGACTGTTACCACCAAACCTTTTCATGGCGCACACTTTGCCACATTCCCAACGGATTTGATTGAACCTTGCATCCTTGCGGGTAGTCGCCCCAGAGATATTGTGTTTGATCCGTTCATGGGTTCTGGAACCAGCGCTGCCGTAGCTCAACGTTTAAACAGGCAGTACTTGGGCTGCGAGCTGAACACGGAGTACAAGAAGCTACAAGATGCACGTCTTTCGCAACAATCATTGGAGCTTTTATGACATTTCAAGAAGACTTAGAAAGAGGCTTAGATATAGAGTTGAAGGTATTGGATGCCATTCAAAAGAAATATCCATCGGCTAGTTTAATTAACAAATTTAAGGGCTATGACATTTGGATTCCTGAGTTACACAAATCAGTCGAAGTGAAATATGACCCCATGAGCAACGAGACTGGGAATATTGTTATAGAGATAGAAATGAACGGTCAGTTGTCAGCCCTTAGCACTACTACCGCAGATTTTTGGGTATTTCATGATGACCATGTTTTTATCATTATGAAGCCCATGAGCATCGTAAATTGTATTTTTCAAAATAAACTACAGTATGTAGAGTTTGTTGGTCAGGGAGATACATCTAAGAAAAAAGCATTCTTGGTTCCAAAAGAGTTATTGTTTAAATACGGCAAAAAAATGGGGGAATAATGAAAGTTACACCATACAACAACGGCAAGATCAAAATAGGCAATGAAGTTTATTTAAACAAACTAGTAAACCCGCCATATGTAGAACGTGACGATGATATGTTGGAATTGCAAAGCTACCTCATTCAAGACCCACGCATTCTTAACAAAGAGTATTGGTATAAGCGCATTTATATTGCGTTCCTTCTATTTGTTTTAACCATAATCTTAATGGCACATTGATATGAGGATTTAGAAATGAAAAAGGTGAGCATACGAACAGTTGAAAATACTATTGGACTGGCACGTAGTGTCGCTAATGGAACAACCAAATTTCCGTTTATGGGTTATTGCGCAGACCTGATGGAAAAAATGTTAGAAGAGATTAAAGAAGCAAGAAAGGCACAAGAGAAATGAACGCATATGAATTAGCAGATTTAATGCTTGATGTAACTGATTGCGAAAGTAGTGAATATTACCAAGCTGGGTTAATGCTACGCCACCAAGCAGACTACATAAAGCATTTGGAAGATGGCTTGAAGGCATCCATAGCGTTAAACAAAGCACAGTTAGAGCGCCTATCTGATTTAGAACGAAAGCATAAAGAAGAGTTTGACTACGCTGAAAAGCTATTAAAGGAACAAAATAAATGACTTTTCTTGTAGCCAATATACCGCCAGTTAAATGCTTTGTTCGCAGGGAGTTTCTTTATAACCAAAAGCAAGGGCATGGGGAATTAGAACCTTGTGTATGGATGACCGCCAAGGCGATCAAAGGGCAAGCTTTTCGTATCGAGTCTATGCTAACTAACTACGGTGCGCTTTACGACAAACTACCTATCCATGCCTATGTATGGAAAGAAGTAGCTGAGCCGTTGCCATTAGACCATTTACAAATATGGGATTGTCTATCGTATGACATGGCGGTGATTGAGAAGTCAAACTTACGGGGTCTAAAAGTTAAATTCTTTGGCAAGGATAAGCAGTTTCACTTTGGTAATTACTTGTTTACCATTGACTTTGCCTCGCCCGAATCCAATAGACTAGATACTAGCTTTTCAGAGGGTGTTGAGGAGCATAAGAGCTATAACTTTATCCGTTTAGATAACGGGCAGTTTGCTTGCCAACCCAACAACCGATGCCTTTGGTACGATGTATCACTAGTGCCAGCAGTCTTAAAAACACCCGATTTTCGCATACCTACTGAGGTATATAGCGTAGAGAATCACGCTAAATGGAGTGCTAAGGACGAATGGTTTTATAACTTTGAGGAGATTAAAACATGACTACTTGGACAAGTGAAGACAAAGAAGAAGCATATCGTAAAAAAGTAGAAGATGCACCTTATCATCCAGGCTATGAGGATGCAGTTGTTTATCCTACAGTAATTGTAGATAGCGGTGCTAGTCATCAAACCTTGGGCGAGTTTATTGCCCATAAGAAGATGGTTAATGAATTACTTGAAGAGATTGACGTTCAAAAGAAAGTCATTCAATCCCTGAGCGAAACAGGGCAGAAGCTATATGATGAGAACAGACATCTAAAAGAATCTTTTAGAAGTATTAGCAATCAACTTACTAATATGATGGAGCTTTGGGAGTTTAAACGATGACCACTTTTTTTGTTGTATTTTTTGCTGGTATAGGACTGATAGTTTGTATTTTTCTTCTTGTTGTTTTTTTACTTATTTATCTTGGAGATCGTGAATGAAAGAACCAATACCCTTTGCTGGATGGGTGCAGTACAGTGATGATACTGTGATGAAAAAAGAAGACTTAGTGAACCATCCTAAACATTACACGTCACACCCATCGGGGGTAGAGTGTATTCAAGTCACCGAACATATGGGATTTAACCTTGGTAATGCCATGAAATACATATGGCGGGCAGATGAAAAAGGCAACGCAATCGAAGACTTACGCAAAGCGGCTTGGTATATCAACCGTGAAATAGCGAAGCGGATCAAAGTTTAAACATGGCTACCAAGGCGGAGAAAGAGCGGTATGGGAAAGTTGCAAGACTCGGATGCATCCTCTGTTGGCATCTTGGATACGAAGGAACACCAGCAGAATTACATCACATTAGAAGAGGTGGTAGACGAGACAATGCTCCTGTTATCCCGCTATGTCCTGAACACCACCGAGGAAATACTGGTGTTCACGGACTTGGACGCAAAGCATTTGAAGCGAAGTATGAGTTATCTGAGGAGGACTTATCCGTATTCACGGAACATCTCCTAACGAATGCCTAGTGTATTTGCCGCTTTAACCCCTTGTTGAGCAATGATGTTGTACTGTGCAGTCAGCTTATTAACAAGTTCTCTACGTTCTTCTGGTGTTCTGCTCTGGTCATTTTTAACTATTTCAATTTGTCTGCGAACTTTGGTCATGTTCTCGCTGAACTTTCTAAGAGTTGGTGCGGAGGCGATGAGCATCTTCTTCTCCTCGTCCTCTACCATTTCTCTAGCCTCTTCCAAACGACCTGAGTTCTTCAGTTCGTTAAATCCCTGAGCGGTACGGTTGGCAGTCTGTTGAATGTCGTAGAAGTTAGCCACTGCCTTATCTGCGTTAGGATCGGTCATAAACGCTTTGAAGAATGGCTGTTTCTCTAAGTTCTTAGCAGCACCTTCTGTGCCTTGGAGCGTGTAAACGAGCTGATCAGCCAGCCCAAACATGAACGTACCAGCTTCAGCAAAATAACCTTGGACTAAATTGTCGATCTTGGCGGGAGACAGACCTACAAATCCAAGTCCAGCACCACTCAAGAACTTAGCCGTTTCACTAGCGTTACGTCCACGAGCCTCTACTGGAAGTCTAGCATCACCAATGCTTTCTACTGGGTTACCAGTAAAGAAAGAATAGTTAACAACCGTCTCTAAGGCGGGTTTATTCGCCTGTGGTTCTGCCCCCCCGCCTGTTGGGAGGTTATGCAACAAGCCGTCTTTGTAGGCTTTGATCATTTCTTTGCCTGTGTCATTGCCGTAGGCATAGCGTAAGGCTACTTCTGGCACGACCTTGAACAGGAAGCCAACCTCGTATGGGACAGGAACTTTAATGAATCCATCTGAGAGGGGGTTTTTAATCAGCCAGTTGTTATCTTTGACATAGTTAGGTTGTTTCTGATATTCCTCATCGTCTTGCATCAACATGGCGTAGGCGACTGAAGCTCCAAACATTAACGAAGCTCGCTGTTTAAACAGCTTCTTAGCTGCTTCTTTCTCCGAAGCTGGCAAGTTGTAACCTGTAGCGGCACGGTATACGGTATCCAAAGAGGTGATAGATGCCGACAAGAATGGGATCATTTGACGAGCCGCATTCAGAGTCTTGGAGTTTCCGTGTACTAAGAAGTTAATTGCTTCACGAGCCTTCATAACCGCATAATTAACCGCCTCTTCCTCGGTCATGCCCTTATCCAAGGCAGACTGCTTTTCCTTCTTAAATATAGCTACACGAGTTGCCGCATCGGATGCCTCATGCATCAGCATCAGCTTGTGGAATACCTTTTGAAGATTGCTTGGATCGACCTTTTCTGTACCGACTTGATTAAGGAATGTCTGTAAATCAAGGGTACTGTCGTATTGTCCAATAACGCCACGGGAGGCAAGAATCTTAGCCTCTTCCGAGTTTTTACGTAGGACGTTGATGTATTCCTTAGCCGAGTGGAACGGGGTAACGATACCGCCATTGGCTACGATGCTGGCATGGATTGGATCACGAATTAACTGACGTATCCAGAACATGGGGTTCAACAAAGCACCCGCACGAAGGATGTTAGTAGCCCCGCCAAAGAACTTTAAGACAGGTCCAAGTTCGTAATGCATGGACTCAAAGGCGGCAAGGTCAGTAGCGTTATCTACTATGACGTGAACCACACCCTTAGAGTCTGCAAATGGATTGGTAGGATCTTTATAGCGTAGGTTAATTCCTTCTGCATCAGGATTGCCTACATCAGCACCATTGCGTTTTTTGGTAGGTATCCTTGCCGCACCAGCATCAATTAACTGGGTAACAGCAACTTTACGGACTTGGTTTTGGTAAGCACCCGCCAACATAGATGCGTATTGCTTATCAATGTTTTCCCAAATGTTGCGTTTTAACGGTACGGGATCACCATTTTCATCCAAAACAACCTTACCACTCTTATCCCGCAAGTACTCAGCACCCTCTAGTTTTTTAACTTTAGGGGTAGACTTTAGACCAGCCGCAGTAAATCCTAGCTGACTCTCCATCATGGTCTCTAAATCGGTATTAGAAGCCGCTAGAGACACGTAGAACTTCTTGGCACGGTAAGTGTCAGCCTCTGCCTTACTAAACAGTCCTACGCTCTCCCAGAGGTTGATAAGTCCTGTATTGACCTTCTTCCAGATGTCAAAGATTTCTTGCATTTCTGGGACGTTCTTTAGTTGTTTCTCTGCCCAGTCAATCTGAGCCTGAGTAACTTGTTTCTCACGATTTCTTTTTTCGCCAGTCTTGGCGTTATGGATACGGTCTTCTTCCATAATTTCTTTGCCACGCAAGGCACGAGCTACTTCAGCCACAAATGCACGACCGCTTAATTCAGAACCTTTGACGTAGTAATTGTCGTCTAAACGGTCAGCTAAAATTCGACTGTTTGCTAAATTGTTAACTTCGTCTATTTCAATAATGACAGATCCATCTGAGTTAACGACTGGGATACCTGTCTGTAAGCCGTTACGGATTAGGTTGATTGTCTGAGCTTTTGCTCTAGCCAATAAGTCGCCACGAAGTATTCCGTTTTTATAAATCTCTTGATCTTGTAGGCTTCTTGCCAAGCCAGAGTTAGGATCTATAAAGGCAATACGAGTCTTAATCCGCTCTTCAGGGTCTTTAAACATCTTAAAGATGCTGGTAATTGTATCGGTAAGCGTTTTACCGTAAGTATTAACTTGCTCTAACTTGGTATGACTCTCTGGAGCAACGTTAAAGGAATAGCGGATGTCCTTAGATTCTGCGGTAGGAGCAACGTTAAACGCAGACTTGATCTGGCTTGAATCATAGACTGCAAGATTTTTTTGACCGCCTTCACTAACATAAAAACCATCAAATCCAAGGTTTTTAATAGCTTTTTGAACACGACCATCTTCTATTTCGTTCCACATTCCACGTTCAATTCCGTCTCTATAAACTTCTCCTAAAGGTCTGCCACGACTATTATTACCGTCTTTATTTATTTCACTGATAATCTGTTCAAGGTGTTCTTCATTTTGATAATCAAATGGATTTCTTGCATAAATATATACAGGAATAATATTTCTTCTAGACGGTAGCTTTTCACCTAATAATTTATTTACAGCAAACAAAATTTCATTGTCAATGAAACCGTAGCTGGATCCTTTAAACAAAGAAATTTCTGATTTAATTTTTTTGTAATCTAAATTAGATAACCCATCTTTAGCATTTTCAAGTGCTTGTAATTGAATTTGTTCTTTTTCGTCAGTTGTTAAATCATTAAAAAGTTCACGATTCATATAGTCTTCACTCATATAAGTGAAGTCATTTGCAAATTTTGGATTGTCGGTAAAGAAAATAGCATCAGCCTGTTTTGGCATAAACTCCGTAATGTCACGGGCAGTACCGTGGTACATGATTTTTGGAGTGCCGTCTTCATTAACAATCTTAGACTTGCCTTCTCTACGGTTCATAAAGGCATCAACCTCTGGGGTATCAGGAGCCTTTAAAGACATCTTTTTCTTAAGCGACAGAGTTCCTTTGGTTGGCTTCTTCTCTGCCTCTGCCTCTATTTGATTTGGGGTAATAACACGCTTTACCTTGACACCAACAGGTTTAGGCTCAACACGACCCTCTTTACTGGCTTGCACCAGAATGCCACGTTGCTTTTCTTCAAATTTCTTAGCCTCTGGCGGTTGTATATTTTTGCCAGACCAAGCGGCATCACCATACTTAGTAGGAATACGGGCATCGCTATACATACTTTGTACTTCGTAATGGTCAGACAGAGGTTTGACAAACATAGCATCGTCAGTCAGTGGGTCGTATAAAACCAACTGAGGTCCGCTGCGGTATATCCGTTTAAACCGCTTGCCAAGATCTTCAATGTGAAGAATCAGGTCTTCTAAACGCTCTTTAGTAACTTCAGCGGGTCTGCGTTTAACGTCAGTCTGCATCCTTCTGAGGATGTGATTTGCTCCATAGCCCTGATCATTAATGTCATCATGCGTACCAACAGGTAGGCGGATAGGGTATTTGGCAAATGGTGCAGAACCTGGCATAAATGCTAGGTTGCCCGTGTTGTTAGGGTTTTTCTCTGAGACTAAGAACGTGGTTGGATCTATATTGCCTAATGCTAAAGAATACTTACTCTCAGGGGCTACTTCTTCTGCTCTGAAGGAGAACTTGGGTTCTCTTCCCGATTCTCTAATTGTTTCTCTAACTGACCCGACAAAGGATTCACGGAAATCGTCAAGCCCTCTTTGTATATCGGGCTGTTCGGGTCTGCTTGTTTGAATCCCAGCGACAAGGCTAGTTCCACTAGGCTCTTTTTCCCAGTCATGATAGTTGTACTCCGATTTTGCCCCAAAGAATTCTTGGGATTCTATTGTTGAAATTTCATTAAGTGCTTCTGTAACGTCCGCAAGATTTTGTAAAAACTCTTCGTCAGCAATTGATGGAATTCCATCTTTGCTACGATAGTTAATCATAACCAATTCGTTGCCACGAAGTCTAGTAAATCCAGCATCTTTGCCAAATTTATTTTGGAAGACGGCAAGCATTTTTTTCTGCTGTGCTGGAGTAAGGGCTACCGTATTAAACTTTAATTTAAAACCAAGTTGATCAGTCTCTATTAACTTAGGGTCAGCTCTAAAAAACGGGGTAGCATCCTGTTTAAACACGTAGGACATGGCGTTAGCCAGATCTAAAGCATCTTTTTCTGCCACTTTGGCATCATTGTTAATGATTTGAACAATTAAGTTAGGGTTAACTTTGCCCTCATATGCTCCAGAACTAACAGTTACTCGTATTTTGCTATTTACACCAATGTACTTGGCAATTGCCTGAACTGTGTCAGCGTTAGCAATTTCTTTGGTAAGTTTTTCTTTATATTTAAAGTTAAGTTCTTCAGCTTGAGCCATTTCTGACTTTTTGGAAGGAATGACTTCACCAGTAATATTCTGTACACGTGTCTTAATTTCCTTAGAAGGCTCACGCAAAGCCTCTGTAATAGGCAGTTCGGAAACTCGTTTTTTCATTTGGTGGGAGTAGTCCGCCACAGCACGTTCAAATGCAAATTGGCTTAATTCCTCATCGCTTAGGTCTTTTTTCCAACCTTTGGCACGGTAGTCATCAAACATAGTCTTGGCTTTTTGAGTTACCCAAGACGCTGCTTGTACTTGACGTGGTGCTACATCTAATTTGGAGGCTAGTAAGCGCACCATATTCTCTGCCAATTCATACTGGGCATCGGTAGGTACGTCTTTACCAAATATCATTCTGGTCATATGGAGGTCAATAGTGGAACGACCACTGTCTTTACCGTCCATTGCTTCCATTAAATTACCATAGAAAGTATTGGTTTTGCGACCTTCCCATTCTTCTCCAAAATTAAGAAGAGCATCAACTTTTTTATTTTCGTTTTTTGTGCCAACCTTGATTGGTCTGCCTTCAGCAAACTGAGTCCAAGCATTTGCTGTTTTGGTAAAGTTAGCGGCAACCTCTGTATTGGCAGAGGTAATAGCGATAACTTGGAAGAACTTTTCTGCTAATACTGCGTCATTATTAAATGCATCAAGCACTGCCTTGGCTGAACGCTCGTACCAATCCCTGCCTTTTAGACCTTGAGCGGTATAACTTTGTAGCTTTTTAACGGCTTTTTTAACGTCCGCCAAAGTCTCTTCTGACTTCATGCCAACGATACGGTCGCCAATTTTTTTAATTAGGCTTTCTAACTCACGCTCATAGATTTTTACTTGCTGAACGTCAAGCGGTGTAATGTCTTTCTTTGCGGTTGCAAAAGACATTCTGGCTGGCTTGGTTTCAGCCTTAACAGGCTCAAGTGTCTTAATACCACCTTCTTCAATTTTGTTAAAGATGTCATTGGCGGTAGTAAAACCTAATTTGTTAAGAGAATTGCGTAGGGCTTCAAAGAATTTGTTTAAACGGTAAATGATGTTACCAATCATGCCCGCTGGCAGTTTATTTTTGCTATAGAAACGGAAAGCCTCGGCAATAGCCTCTTCTTGAATGTACTCGTCAAAGCCTTTTAATGTGCCGTAGTCTTGCTTATATTGATCTTGATAGCGTTTAAACAGCCCACGATCAGCAATAAACTTTTGCACCCACTCAGTCTTAGCTTTGTTTGTTAGGACTTTCCACTCGGCATCGGTAAATCCGCCAAGTTCTTTAAGAGCGTGAATAGACTCATGGCGAAGTGTTCCCATAACGTCTTTGGCGTCTAGAGCCAATGTAATAAGATTTTGGACGTAGTAGCCGTCTGCTTTGCCGTCTTCAATACTATTAACAATACGTAGACCAACCTTCTCAAGCCCAAAACGCTTTAAAGTAGGCATTAAAGTCTTTTTGAAGTCGTCTAACTTATCTCGTGCCTCTTTGGTATAGATTCCTAGCTCTTCTAAACGCTCTGTAGCACCTTCTTTACCTTTTTTGGTGGTAATTTCAATGCCTTCAGGCTTCTTACCAGCACGGGAGTCTAGTTCTTTTTGGGCTAAGTTTACATAACGCTTTACTCTGCCTGTTTGTTTCTGTGCTGAGGCAGAATCAATAATTTGCTGCAGTGTCTGGTCGTTTAAACGGCTTATACCATATGCTTCAGCCTGTTCTTCGCTGTCAAACTTAACAGTTGGCTTACCTTTTTCATAGTAGGTAAACTTGTTTTGGGTCAAAGCTCTAGTACCAACAGGCACTATTTGGATGGGCTGGGCAAATTGTTGTTGTTGTTGCCGTAGGTTGGCAATATCTTGGTTAGCTACTTGATCTTGACCATAGTAATTGGCTGACTTAATAAAGAAAGCATTGTCCTGATCACGTCCCAATGACCGATCATTAAGCAAATCCGCTTCCCGCTTTTGAATACCAGTTTGTAAACTGGCAATCTTTTTCTCTAGGTCAATAACTTTTGCCTGACGGTTTCTTTCATGTATGACCAGTTCTTCTTCTGCTTCCTCAGCAGTTTCCTTCTGGTTGATAACCCGACTGCCAGACCGAATTTCATAAAGATCAGGGGTCTCTCCCTGTTTAAACGTCTCTTTACGGATGTCCATGCCGCCAGGCAGTTCTTTTCTTGGGGTGGGTTTTTGGATCATCTCCACATTCTTTTCCACACCATTGACGTTCCGAACCTCAATGACACGCTCCAAGTCACCATTTAGGATGGCTTGGTCTAAAAGACGTTGTTGGTCTTTCCGTCTAGTCAGACCGCTGTATTTCTCAATCTGTTTTAAAACGCTTTCTCTGCCGTTTGGCTTGTTACCAACTTCGGCAAACTCTTTATTAATACCGCCTATGGTCTGGGTATATTGCTCAGGGGTATAGTGTTTAACCGTAGTAATACCAGCCTGTAGGACTTGGGACTCAGACCCTACAGGAATGTTATCTAGTGCTTGTTTAACCGCCAAACGCTGTGGAGGAGACATATTCTCCAAACTGTTAGTTCCAGTTGTTCTTTCTAGGAAGTCTCTAAACCCTTGGGTGTCGGTAGAAATACCACGCTGCTGGGCGGCTAAATTCAATGTATTAGGGGATATGTCATCTCCAGCCTGAAAGCCTGTCCTAGAGGCTACTAAGCGTCCTAGGACACCTTCTGCGGTCTTAGTCTCTTCTGGGGTAAAGACATCAGCCAAGTCTTCAATAGAGAAGGTCTTGCCAATACGAGCCTTGCCCATCGCCTGTCTGCGTTGGTTAATCTCTGCAATTTCCTTGGCACTAAGGTCAGTAGTTTTAAATCGTCCCAAAGGATTAAATAGAGGATCGTCCTCGGAAGGTTCTACGTACTTCTTCTCTGGTGCTGGTAGTGCTAAAGTCTCTGTGACACCCAGTCTTTGTTGGGTTTCTTGTATCCGTTGACGTTCTGCCAATGCGGCTTCTTGTTCAGCTTTCTTACGGTCAAGGATAGCCTGTTGCTTCTGATCCTCTTCCATCTGCTTACCTTTGCTGATGGTAGCCCCACGCTCTAAGTAAGTGCCAGGTATGGCTAATGTACCGCCAAGTACTGCACCGCCAATAAAGCTATCAAAGTATTCGTCTCTGGCTTGTTGGTCTGAGATGTTTAAACCAGCCTGTAAACGCTCTAGGAACTGTTGTCCTACCTCGGTAGCACCTTCAATACCAGCTAATCTGGCTGAACCAGCACCATAAGCGGCAGTGGTTCTAAGCATTCCTTGTTCAGCAATCTTCTTGGCTAGTTCTGGGGTTACTTCTTTGCCAGCCGCACCGAAGAGTTTGCCAACTGCTGGGATCATTCGTAGGGAAACAAGATCTAAAGCTGTCTGCGGAACAGCGGCAGCAGCAGCCTTACCAAGGCTGGCTTCTTCTAAAGACTTGCCTGTATCTATTTGGCGGGAAAGGTTAGATCCAGTAAACTGTCCTAAAGAGGCAAGTCCAGCGCCAGCAAGACCAACACCTGCACCAACACCAAGAACTTTAGCTCCAACACCAGCAGCTAATGGAGCTGCCATATAAGGCAAAGAACCGCCTAGGGTTTCTCTAAACTTTAATAATGGAGCTTGAGACCAACCTTCTTCGGTTGGTTTAAACATCCTTTGAGCTAGGATGTCTTTTTCTTGTTTATAACGTTCAGCATCTTCTAGACTCATTAATCCAGTTTTGCCAGCCAAAAGAGCTACATCGCCCTTTAAACGTTCTTTGCCTGCGGAAAAAGCACCAGTAAAACCTGTATCTGGTTTTATTTGTTTTTCTTCTGTAACTCTTTTTACAGTTCTATCAATTACAGATTTGTCCGTATCATCGGGAAATTCTAAGATAGTTCCGTCAAATAATTGAGCGGTAATTGCCATGCTAATCCCTTATTTGATTTCTTTACCTTTTTTATCATACTTTATAACATTACTTGGCATAGCTGAACTTTGCATTTTTCCAAAATCAATGCCATAAGCACCTTTATAAGCTTCTGCAAAAGCTGGTTCTCTTGACAAAATTTGTTTTGTTGCAACATCAATTTTAGCAGCAACGTTTGGATCATCTAAATCCATACCAATTAATCCTTGCTGTTTTAACCCAGCAATTGCCATAGTCCTTGCATCATCTCTCATGGCTTTAACTGCTAATAAATTATTGTTACGAATTCTTTCATTTAGCTCGCCTTGACGAAGGGCAATGGTTCCTTCTTTTCCAGCTTTGGCAATATCGCCAAGTTCTTGATAACGAAGTCCAGTAACATAAGCTTTATCCAATGCTGCCTTTTCTGCGGCTCTTTGTTTGTTGGCATCAGAAAGATAAGAAACTCCAGACAATCCACCTTTGCCAATATTAGCAAAAGCATATGGAGACTCTCCGCCTAACATTCCTAAACCAGCGGCAAGCAAAGCCATATTTTTATCTTCAGCACGTTGTTTGGCTAAATTAGCTTCGCTTTGGTCTAATTTTTTAAAGAAAGCAGCATAACGATCTTCTTCTGGGGTTGATTTTGGTAGCGTATTTACAGGAGGCGTATATCCTAATTCTGCATATGTTGGGCTATCCATTAGAACGGGGGCAGTCTTAAATTCAACAGGCAATGCTGCCATTGCATCTTGTTCGCCTTGGCGTTGATGTTGGATTCCAAGATTTTTTAATTCACTTTCAGTAGGTTCTGGAGTGCGTTTTTTTCTAGCGGCTGTAGTTCTTTGGCTTTCTGGAAAAAAATCAGAACCAGTAGCTTGACCAGCTCTACCAACTCTTGGTTGACCGCCATCTTCAAAGTGCTGAACCTCACCGCCACTAGCCATACGACTAGCAACTACATAGTTTTGTGTCTCACGGGGTAGTGCAGAAATGCCCTGACCACTCTTTAAGGCTTTATCTACCCGACCAGGACCAGCATTGTATGCGGCTAATGCAAGGGTAGGATCTTGGTATTTGTCATACATTTGTTTAAGGTACGTTACACCACCACGAATGTTCTCTTCTGGATTTAGTGGATCTACACCCAAACCTTTGGCGGTCTTAGGCATTAACTGCATTACACCGATAGCACCAGCACTAGACTTGGCTGTTTCAGGATTTTTTAAATTACCCGTTTCTTTGTATAGAACGTGCAATGCAAGGCTAGGATCTATTCCTAAACGTTGAGCCTCTTGAATAACCATGCTTTCGTACTTATGACCGCCACGCTTTGGAACGTCCATTGGTGGCATTACATAATCACCTTTTTTAGGTCCGTCAATCATCATTTTGCGAACAGAAGCAGGAGTTTGACCTTTTTCAGCCAAAGCCGATTCATAACTAGATGGCATAGCTTTTTTAACAGAATCTTTTAAATTTGATAGATAAGATTTATTTTCTAAAGCTTGAGATAAAGCATTTTGATAAGCAGCCATTTCATCTGCTTCATCATCATCGTCATCATCGTCTACTAAACTTCCTCTAGCAAAAGCAATAATTCCACCACCAGCATAGGAACGTTCTGGTATTGGCAATTGAGCTACCCCTGCATTTTCCATTTCTGGCATCTGTTGTGGTTGTTCTGCCGCAGAGTTTTGAGCAATAATTTGTTCCATTATGGAAGTCTGTGGAACACCGCCTTGCATAGCTTTAGTTTTAGCAACAGCATCCATCATCTCAGCTTTGCGGGCAAGGATGGGAGCTACCATTTCAGTAGCAATTTGTTTTTTCTGAGCCATTTGCATAATCATGGCTTGTGGCAATTTGGCTAGGTCATCAATTGAACTAGACTGCTGACGGATGGCGGATAAAATACTCATTGTTTGCCCATCATATTAAATAAGGAAAGACCTCCCAATCCAATACCTGCTAATTGACTAGCAAAACTAGGAGGTGGAGTAGTTTGAACTTGAGTACCAGCGGTATCTCCTAATGGAACACCACGCAGAATGTTGGCAAAAGAACCTAACTGTTGCTCTGGGAATCCTAAGGCTCTCATTTGGTCTTGATACTGAGCGTCTAATTGTTGCTGTGCAACACTACGTTCTGTACCACCAAACGCTCCTAAAGCGGTAGAGCGGGCTAGGTCTGTCTGTTGCTGTAATGCTCCTTGCTGACCTAATCCTTGACCTAATTGACCATAGGTAGCAGCAGAGCCTAGTTGAGCCTTTTGAGCGGCTTCATAGGCGTTTTGTAAGCCCATAGCCTGTATTTGACCTAACTTAGTCTGAAGGTTTCTATCGGCTTCAGTCTGGGCTAATAGCTGTCTTGCGCCACCATAGGTTCCTTGACGAGCAGCACCTAAGTTTTGTGCCATTAATCCTTTTTGTGCATCACGAATGGCTTCTGCTTTGTTAACGTCAATAACGTTTTGAGCATATGGAGACATATAGGCTTGAGTCTGCTCAGGGCTTAACATCGACCCTAATGCTCCTAGTCCTTGAGCGTACGCTCCATAGCCAGTTTGAAACTGTTCTGGACGTGCCATTCCAGCAATTTGTTGTCCTGCGGCTTGTTCTTGAGCAGATAGTCCAGCAATACGTCCAGCACCTTCTAGACCCATTTGGGATAAAGGATTACCATAAGCAGTGGCATAGTCTCTAGCAAATACTTCTTGTGCTTTGGGTAAAATTCCGTAAGCTTGATCAACGCCAGTAAAATACGGCATTAACTCCGCTGGGATTGATTGTTGACCTGTTGTGACTGTAGTAGTTTGAGCCATAATTTATCCTTTAAGCGGGCATCATTTTATTAGGTTTAATCTGACGACCTTGCTTTTCATTGCCTGTACGAGCTTTTCTTACCCTATCCATCATGGAATATAACTGTTTTGCTCCAGCTTTAGAAGAGCCATTTCCAAGATGAGACACAACATCGGCTGGAATAACAAATTCACCGTCTGCCAATCTAGCTTCTTGAGTTCCATTTATTGTAGCTGGGATAGAGTCGCTCATGCCATCTCCACCGCCTGATAAAAATCTAGGAGTGCCACCAGCAGCATATCCCATACCAAATAGACCTTTCTGCATATTACCTTGATCCATTCCCATAGCAGAGTAATCACCGCCTAATTCATCGTCTACTTGACCGCCCATAGCAAACATATAAGGGTTTTCCCTTACAGCTTCTTCAGCTCGTTTTTTGCCTTTAGAAATTCTAGCTAACATATCGGCTTGTTCTTGTCTTCCAACTCCAGCAGAACGATCTGCCTCTTCTTTCATTTTTTGAGCTTCATCTACTGCCATCATTCCTGATGTACCTATAACTAACGGTACACCTGTTTTATAGATTCCAGCTTGAGTACCAAATTTAGTAGCTGCTGCATCGTAGGTACTTGGGCTAAGTAGATTACCTACTCCTCTTTCCATAGCACCTACATCTCTAAAGAAAGGTTTAGAAACTGCTTCATTTAAAGATGGGTTTCTAACGGTTGCAGTAATATCTGCATCAAAATTTGGTACACCGCTAGAAATGGCACTTGGATCAGGTCCTCCAGCAGCTTCTAAACCAGCACCAAGGGTAGATGCACCATAAGCAGCTATACCACCCATCAATGCACGTTTCATATCAAAACCACTGCCTGGTCGTCCAAAGCCTGAAGATAAACCACCAATACCTGCGGCAGCTATAGGCGAACCAATAAATGGAGCGGCTAGTATCCCAGCGTATGGAGCTACATCTTTTAAGAAAGGAACGGCTTGTCCAATTGGTCTAACTACTGCTTTTTCTACAGGTTGAAAGGCTCTTGTTAAAGCGTTAGAAATACCGCCAAAAGCAAAATGTTTCACTTCTCCGCCTTTGGCGTACCGTCTATTTACTGTTGCATAACGATCAAATGGGTTTTCATAATCATAGACATTGGAAGCTGTTACCCGATTCCTTAATAAATAAGGACTTGCAATGCCACCAGAAGAGCCATAACCACCCGTGTATCGTGAATCTGCTGCAACAGGTGAACCTTCTGGTTGTGGTTGTTGACCGCTATTTGCTAATGACAACGCTCCTAAACCAAGGGCGGTTGATGTATATGGATTGTTTACAACATAAGATTTAGCCATGTCATAAGCAGCACCTGGCAATTCAGCCATTCTGTCTAAGTACCCTTTTTCAACCATTTTTTGTGTTTCAGCACTTGCTGGAGTACTACGGTCAAAAATTTGTACACCTTCTGGGGTATATGTTGATTGAGGATTATTTAATAATTCTCTATAAAACTTTTCATACTGCTCTTCTTGAGACAACGTTGGTTGAGCTGAAGATGCCAAAACTTCTGGGCTATAGCCTAATTCTGTAAGTCCGTCTGGTGAATCTTGATATAAATTACCAAGGTTTAATTCAGGCGGTATAACGTCTACTGGTGGTGTACCGTCTATGTATGGGCTTGCTTCATCAGGTGTATAGCTTGGTGGCGGTGAATAATTAGGTGGAGGAGTGCCATCAATATACGGACTACCTTCATCTGGT